AAGAAAAAGTATAACTTAAAAACAAATAAAAATGGAACAATTAAATTTAAAATTACCAATTAAAATTACACCAACAGATAATAATGGCTATGTAATTAAAGATTCAGAAGAATCAGAATACTTTTTTTATACAGATAAAGAAAGTGGAAAATTAATCTATGATGGGTGTTGTGTAACAGTTGAGAATAAAGAAATTGTATTTGAACATATTAAACAACAAGAACAATGAAAACATATAGAAAAATAGCAACTGTACAAGCTAAAATATTTGAACAAGGAGATGAAGATGGCTTTGTACATCCTGAAGGAATAGTAGGAGCAATGGAAGATGCAAAATATAATATTAATCCTATACTATCTCCATTTATAAAAACTTTAGAAAATACACATCACACAGGAGAATTTGGTAAAAACTATTTATGTGTGGGTATTGATGGAGAAAAATGGCTAGTAGAAAAATCAATCTTTGAAAGAACTTACAAATTAGTTAACTATAAAAAAGAATAATATGAAAAAGACAGCAGTAGAATGGTTAGTTGAACAACTAATGCCAAAAGTATTAACAGCAGAACAATATTATCATATTGAAAAAGCTAAAGAGATGGAGAAAGAGCAAATAACATATTGTTATGATTTTGTTTCATCAAAAATATGCACACAATGTGATGATTTTAAGACAGGTGATGAATACTACAATGAAACCTTTAAATCAGAATAAGATGAAACAAACAGCAGTAGAATGGTTAATGGATGAAATTGCAGAAAAATATAATTTTAGATTTGCAATTTATTATGGTCAAGAAATTCAACAAGCCAAAGAAATGGAGAAAGAGCAAATTAAAAATGCTTGGTTAAATTCATTAACTAAAGGTGATTTTAATTCAGCAGATGAATACTATAATTATTTATATAAAAACTCAGAACAATGAACGAAGTAAAATTTTTAAAAGAACAGATCACAAAGTATCAACTAGCTACTAACTCTAGAAATAGAGCCTATGTCTATAAGAGATACTATGTAATGTACAGGCTGAACAAATGTAAGCTCACACTTAGTGAAATAGGTAGGCTTATGAATAGACATCATGCTACTGTTATACATGGCATCAAAATGCACAGGAGATGGACCAGGATGCAGGATAAAGTATATCTTCATGAGATAGAGCCATTAGTTGAGGCTGCTGTTAATGATAATTATGAGGATAAGTACAAAGTTTCGGCAATAGAGCATTTCAATTACATCAATGTAAGGATTCAAATGCCTTGGGATTATGATAAGGTCAATAAATTTAAAGATTATATGACAGCTAAAGAACTAGCTGAAATAATTTAAGCCCTTAGGGGCTTTTTTTGTGCAATGTTAAAATGGTCCTTACAACTTTGCACAAAAGATTGCACATAAAATAACATTGATTATCAGTATTTTAGATTGATTTGTGCAAAGTTTTGAGAAAAAGCCCCTACCCTATATATACTATAAGACCAGGATGAAAAAAAAAAGTAAAAAAAAAGACCAACTTTGCACAAAGCCTTGGTACTGCTAACTTTTGGGTGTGCAAAGTCTGTGCAAAGTTGTATGTTGATAAAAAAAGATTGCACACTTTGTAAAGTATTAATAATTATTATTACATTTGTAAAAATTGAACAGCCAAATGACAAAGACTTTAATCTTAGAGAGTATAAATCCCCCTATCAACTTGGCTGTTCGCTTAGGGGGACTCTCTTTTTTATATAAATTATGAATCTAATAGATGTAGCTAATGAATTAATAGCAGAGGGATTGAATCCTCTACCACTTTGGAACAGCAAAGCTCCAATGCTTGAGGCAGGTCATAATTTTTTATATGAAACTATTACAGATGTAGATAGTAGATTCTTAAAAGCTGAGAAAATAGGGATAGCCTGTGGATTAGTTAGTGAATTTTACTGCATTGACTTTGACTGCCATAATGGTGAGCCTATTAAAGATACATTTGATGACTTTATTAGTGTGCCATCCATTAAGATGCTGATTAAAGATGGGATGCTATCCTCTTATACTACAGCAGGAGGTGGCTATCATGTTTATTTTAGATCAAAAGAGAAGTTTAATGGTAGAGTATTTGCTAAATATCCTACAGGAGCTACAATGGTAGAGATGAGAGGCAATGGACAGTACTGTGCCTGCTATCCATCTAGTGGATATAGTCATATCGGTGGTGAGGAGTACATAAAGCTGAGCTATTTTGATGATGATATTAATAATGTCTTTGATTTAATCACATCTTATAATCAGCATCACACTATTAGTCTACCTCACAAAGATACATCTGATAGAAAGTGGGCAGAGACCTGGAAAGATACTACTCCTGATGGTAAATATAACCTTGAGAATGGAGATGAGGCTAAGGAGCTGCTTAAGGGGATAGGATGGCAGTTCTGCAATAAGAGAAAGGATGGCTCAGAGTATTGGACTAGACCTAACAAAGATATAAAAGATGGATTCTCAGCTACTTTTGGCTTTCAAAATAATATGTTCTATATATTTAGTGAAGATGGAGGAGCTATAAAGCCATTTGAATCTAAGCAATCTTATTCACCATTTAATATCTATACTTTAGTCAAGCATAATGGAGATTGGAATGCTGCTAAAGAGGCATTAAAAAAGAAATTTAAGATGGTAGATGATGACTTTTGGTCCACTACTCAGAATGGAGCTTACAATCTTAACAACTTTAAGTTCAAAACATTCCTAGATAACAATGATTTCTTTAAGCATTCACCTGAAAAAAATGGCACATTTCAAATGATTAAGAAAGAGGGTATATTTTTAAATGAGGTATATGAGAAAGATGTTAAAGACTTTGTATTAGATTACATCACATCTAATGATAAGCCTGAGGGAGTTTATAACCTGATGAGTGGCAATCTTAAGTTCTTTAAGAGAGAATTTCTAGGGATATTGACTAGTAAGAATGTAAGTCTATTGAAAGATGACAAAGATAGTGCATATCTATTCTATACTAATTGCATAGTAAAGGTATCTAAGGATAAAAAAGAGGTACTATCTTATGCTGATATGGATCTATCTATTTGGAGAGACCAGGTCATCAATAGAGACTTTAAGAAAACAGATCACCACAAGTCAGAATTTAGAACTTTCATTTGGAACATAGCAGGTAAAGATAAAAGTAAGTACAAAGCATTCCAAACTGTAATCGGATACCTCCTGCATAGCTATAAGGATAGGAGTAATAACAAAGCTATCATCTTTAATGATGAGGCTATCTCTGATGTGCCTAATGGTAGAAGTGGAAAGGGCTTATTTTGGAATGCAATGGGACATCTTAAGAAAGTGCAGAGCTTAGATGGTAAGTTGTTTGACTTTCAAAATAAATTCCCTTACCAAAATGTCTCTACTGATTGTCAGATATTAGTATTTGATGATGTTAAAAAGAAATTTAACTTTGAGAGCTTATTTAGTGTGATTACTGAGGGTATTACTATTGAATACAAAGGTAAGGATTCTATTAAACTAGATGTAACTAACAGCCCTAAGATTATCATTACTACCAACTATACTATCTCAGGCAATGGTGCATCTTTCAATGCTAGAAAGTATGAGGTAGAGATGGCTAAGACATTCAATGATAAGTTCACTCCTGTAGATCTATTTGGTCATGAGCTGTTCGTTGATTGGGATGATGACCAATGGGCAGCCTTTGACAATTACTGCCAGGAATGCATACAAATATATCTTAATGTAGGTCTTATAGAGATGCCTACTATCAATCTAAATTTTAGAAAGATATTAGATGAGATTAGCAGTGAGATGTACTATTTCTTTGAGGATCTAAAAGAGGATACTTACTACTCAGTAAAAGAACAGTTATACGATTCATTCTGCAATGCATTCCCTGATAAAAAGAACTATATAACACAGAACAGCATCACAATTAACTTTAAAAAGTACTGCGAATACAAAGGATATATCTGCTCTACCAATAGGAATGGAGGCAGTACTAGATTGTCATTTGTACAGGAGGTAAAAGAGCTAGATATATGGGATGAATTAACAATTAAAGCTATGAATATATGACCAAAGAAAACAAGCAACTACTCAAAGCCCTAGAGATTAACTACCTCACACTTAAGCACCCTACCATGCCCTACATTACGGCATCAGATTGGAATGATAACTCTGCCAATGCTCTCACTAAATGTATCATTCACTTTCTAACCTATTCAGGCTATCAAGCTGAAAGGATTAATACAATGGGTGTATATAGAGAGGGTAAGAAGATACAGGTAGGTGAGAATAGTAGACAGCTCAAAGGCACATGGACTCCTAGCACTTCCACTAAAGGCTCAGCTGATATATCTGCCACCATTAGAGGTAGATCAGTGAAGATTGAGGTGAAGTATGGTAAGGATAGGCAGTCAGAAGTGCAGAAGAGGTATCAGCAAAGCATAGAGCAGGCAGGGGGTACATACTTTATTGCAAGAAATTTTGATGAATTTATGATATTTTATTGTAAATTCCTTGCAGATATAAAATAATTGATTATCTTTGTTGAAATAATTTAAATTTATACACATGGAAACAAAAACAAAAGCTGTATCACCAGCACCTGTACTAACTCTGCATCAGAAGCTCCACAAAGCTAAGCAGTCAATCGGCAAAGTAGCTAAGAATGCTACCAATCCCCACTTTAAAAAGTCATACTCTGACATTAATGCCATCACTGAGGCAGTAGAGCCTATCTTATTAGAGAATGGTCTACTATTATTACAGCCTATTCAAGGCAATTCAGTATGTACTCAAATTATCTGTATAGATTCTAATGAGTCTATAGAGTCATGTATGGAATTACCTGCAGGACTTAATCCTCAGCAAGTAGGATCTGCAGTTACTTACTATCGTAGATATACTTTGAGCAGTATCTTATGCCTACAGTCAGTAGATGATGATGCAAATCTAGCAAGTGTACCTGTTAAGGCAGTTAAGCCTGGACTATCTAAGGAAAGATTTGAGGAGGCACTTGTATCTATTCAAGATGGTAAGTTTACTATCCCTAAGCTAAGAGAGACCTTTGAGCTTACAGATTTACAACTTAAAGCACTTATGTTACTATGAAATGGCATCCATCTTCACTCGGAAAATTAATGATAGAATCTCGGACTAAGTCTGAGGTGCTATCTGAAACTACTAAGACCTACATTAGAGCTGTAGCTAAACAAGATTTCTACGGTTACAATGTAGATCTGAATAATAAGTACATTAATAAGGGAAATCTACAGGAGAATGATTCTATAGCTCTATTCAACTCAGTAATGTTCAGCAACTACTCTAAGAATACTGAGAGACTAAACAACGAATGGCTCACAGGAGAGGCTGATATAGTACTAGATGATCAAATAGTAGACATTAAGACATCATGGTCCTTAGAAACGTTCCCTGCTACCTCAGAAGAGGGTATAAATAAACTGTACGAATGGCAGCTAAGAGCTTACATGATGCTATATGATAAGAACTATGCTAGTCTAGTCTATTGTATGGTCTCTACACACCCATCTCTACTCAATGAGTGGGAGAACTTATCACTCCATCAGGTAGATCACATAGCTCCTGAGAAGAGAATCACTACTCTACTCTTTACTAGAGACCTGGAGCTTGAGGAGGAGATTAAAGTACGGTTGCATCACTGCACTGAGTACTATGTTAAGTATATTAATCAATTAAATAATAAATAAGATGAGAGATAAATTCTATGAGGCTGCCATGATAGCAGCTATGCAAGCACTAATTCAAAACAATCCTGGCATCAGCTGTAAATTTGCTGCTAAGAAAGCTCAGGAGTATGCAGAACAGTTAGCACTACTGCAGTATGGTGAGTACAATCCTAATCCATTCCCTACTAAAGTATTATGACAGAAAAAACAATGGCAATAATTCTGATGCTGATAATTTATGGATTGATAATACTAGGTATGTATAATTTAATAACAACTATAATATGAATGAGTACAAAGTAAAAGGACTTATCAAAGTGATAGGTGATACCGTACAGGTGACTGAGAAATTCTCTAAGAGAGAAGTAGTAATAACAGTAGAGGATGGCAAATATCCTCAACACATCAGCTTGCAAGCTACAGGAGATAAAACAGCTCTACTAGATGGCTGTAGAGTAGGTGAAGAGGTGGAGGCATCATTCAATCTGAGAGGTAGAGAATGGCAGGATAAGCATTTCAACTCACTAGAGTTATGGAAAATAGAAGTATTGACTGCAGCTGCAACAACTCCTGCTCATGTACCTGATAATCCTGCAGATGATCTCCCTTTCTAAAGGACAGAGCCTAAAGGACTTTATGATCAAAGAGACAAAGTCTAAGCTCACCCAAAGATATAAGCTCAGCCATTATGCTGAGGATATCGGAGTCTCTTACTGCTCCATTTGGAGATTCACCAATGGTAAGGCTGTCAATGAGCAGTTCTACCTCAAATGGTGGAAAAATTATCTTAAAAACTAATAACTTTATGGCAGTCTTATGGCTGCCTTTGTTATTTTTGGCAAATGAATATACTAACCTACATTGCAATATCATGGTTTTTAGTAAACTTTGAGCCATTACAGCTACTGATTGACTCAATCTTTAGGAAAATTAGGTTTAGCAATCTATCATTATATCTACATTCATCTGCTTCCTGTATTAAATGTGTATCTTTTTGGCTAACATTAATTTGCACCTGGTCTTTTGTTCAGGCAACTATTGTGGCTCTTTTATCGTTTATACTACACGAATGTTTACAGAAGCTGAGCAAGTAATAATACAACAGGTATTTAATCTGCCTGAGAAAGAACAGTCTTATAAGATTAATCTAATAAAACTCAAGCCTATTAAAGTAAGACTTACAGGAACTCCTGACAAAGAATGCTTCTGTGGTAGTGTGAGAAGAAAGATATGGCTTAAGGATTTCAAGCAATGGTATGAGACCTATACTTGATAACTACATATCAGCTCACTACAAAGAGATAAGGAAATATACTAACTATTTTCTAGTAAGAATGAAGTCTACTATTTCAGCTGATGCTGTAATAAATAACTCTTTTTTATATTTATGTAATATAGATATAGAGGTGACTGATCCTGGTAAGGTGAAAGCATATCTATTAAACACTATTAAGATGCAGATTCTATGGTCTACCTCACTAACTAATAGGCAGGAAAGAATTACAGCTACTGATAGTACAATGCCAATAGTGATGGATGATGATACTGATCTATGGGATAAGATTAGAGATGATATGCAGTATCAGAATAACATGGCAGTGATAGAGACATATAGAGGGAGGATTACAGATAGGATTAAGCTGATAGTGTTTCAATGTTACTTTGACAAAGGATACAGTACAGCTAGAGCAATGGCAGAATATTTTAAGATACCTGTTACATCTGCTCACTATTGGATACAAGAGATTAAAAACGATTTAAAACAACTAAGAGATGAAAATTAAAGATGAATTTATTGGAGTAAAAGTATCTCATAAAGGTAATAATGTAAATGTCTCAACTGAGAATTACACTTTTTGTGAGTCTATAGGCTTAGGCTATATGTTTGAAGAGCCTACAGTATCTGAGCCTAAAGTAGTGAAGTATAAAGCAGTCAAAGGACCAATACCTACTCCTGAGCCTGTAGTAGAAGATACAGAAGATGGCACAGAAGCAGAGTAGCATATCATTCTGCAGAAAGCCTAAGGTAAAGAGACCAGGTGTTCATGCTAAGAGTAAGACCTCTAAGCTGAAATCAAGTAAAAATTATAAGAAACTTTATACAAGACAAGGATAATGCTAGATAAGTATTTATTATCAATAAAGGATATTTCATTTGATTATGATGATACATTAAGTACTAAAAAAGGATATGACCTTGCACAATCATTGATTAATCAAGGAGCTACTTTGTATGTTATTTCAGCTAGAAATAATAAAGATGAAATGTTAAAAAGAGCAAAGGAATTAAATATACCTGCAAGTAGGGTATATGCAACAGGAAGCAATAAGGCAAAAATAGAGAAGATAAAAGAATTAGGTATAAACAAGCACTACGATAATAATCCTGATATTATAAAAGAATTAGGATCTATTGGAGTTTTATTTAAAAATTAAGACAATGGGTAGAACAAAACTAATAGAGACTCCTGAGAAGCTCATGGAGATATTTGAGGAGTATAGAGCTTATACTCTAGCTAATCCTAGACATAAATGGGTGCTATCACAAAAGACTGCAGAGATGGTGGCAGAGCCTTTGAGAGTGCCTTTGACTAATGAGGGATTTGAGATATTCTGCTATAAGAATTACTCAGATGTACACCATTATTTTGATAACACTGATAACAGATATTCTGATTATAGGACAATCTGTTCATACATAAAGAGAGAAATCAGAAATGACCAAATCAGTGGAGGCATGGTAGGACAGTTTAATCCATCCATCACTCAGAGACTAAACAACCTAACTGAGAAATCAGACATCACTACCAATGGTAAGGATATCTCTGAGATTAAGGTGAACATCATCACTAGTGCAAAGGATTGAAATGATGTGTCAAGCTGTTGAGGCTTACATCTATTCTAAGAAAGGAGTACCTGTAAAGATAAACAGGATAGCAATTATCAGTAATGCTAGACAAATGGAGATGCTAGTCTATGCTTATGCTTATGCCAATGGAGATAGATAGCACCGTTATATTTCAAAAGAACTATGCAGCTCTCACTGATCCTGCACTAAGATTCATTATCAATGAGGGTGGGAGTAGAAGCTCTAAGACCTATAGCCTTTGTCAGATGCTAATAGTCTACTGCTATCAGAATAAGAATAAGGTAGTGTCAATCATTAGAAAGACATTCCCTGCACTTAGAGCTACAGTTATGAGGGACTTTCTAGAGATCATGAAGAGCATGGACATCTATGAGGTTAGCAATCATAACAAGTCAGAGCATATCTACTCATTCCCTAATGGCTCAATAGTGGAGTTTTTTAGTGTAGATGATGAGCAGAAGATAAGGGGTAGGAAGAGAGATGTTGCATGGTGCAATGAGGCTAATGAATTATTCTATGATGACTTTACTCAGCTGAACATGAGAACTGAGGATAAGCTAATCTTTGATTACAATCCATCTGAGTCATCCTCCTGGCTCTATGACCTACCAACTGAGGAGAGCATACTGATTAAGTCTACCTACAAAGACAATCCATTCCTACCGGATAGCATTAAGAAGCAGATAGAGGACCTTAAGAGAACTGATGAGGCAATGTATCAGATATATGCTCTAGGAGAGAAAGCTATCTCTAAGAGTAACATCTATTCTAATTGGACTTTTATAGCTCATAGACCAACTAGATTTGTTAAGTATGTTTATGGCTTAGACTTTGGATACAATCACCCTACTGCTCTAGTCAGAGTCTACTACTGTGACAATGATATCTTCATTGAGAAAATTATCTATGAGAGCTACCTCACCACTACTCAGCTGATAGAGAAGATGGATGCATTGAATGTGGATAAGAATATAGAAATCATGGCTGACTACTCAAGACCTGAGATAATAGCCGAGATGAATACTGCAGGGTATGATGTGCATAATGCGAACAAGGTAGTAAAGAAAGGCATAGATAACATTAAGACCTTTGGAGTATTTTGTCAGGAGGATAAGCAGATAATGAAAGAGTATGAGAATTATAAGTGGAAGAAGATAGGTGACCAAATCATGGATGAGCCTGTCAAGCTGTATGATGATGCTATGGATGCTATCCGATATGCTACCACTTACATAAGGCAGGAGTATTACACTGATGACTCCTATTATTCGTTCTAAACAAAAAGCAACTTTAATGTAATATAGTTATGAGTGATACACTAAAAAAAATAGCCGATAATCTAGGAGCTTCCCTTGTCAATGGCAGTTACCTTAATGGCATAGCTGACTACTATGGAGTAGACTTAGCTACCTCTACTGATCTAATGGCAGATATACTAACTGAGGTAGGAGGCAATCCTGCTACATCTACTGACTATCTTCAGGACATAGTGCTAGAGTTAGGAGGCACTGAGCCTGTTAATGGTAATTGGATGGAGGCATGGGAGGCTATTACAGCTACTCCTCCTGTTGTTCTATTCACTACTGAATGGACTACTACAGCTCCGAGTGAACAAATATTTTTACCTTATACTTCAGGACCTTATTCAGGAACTATTGATTGGGGGGATGGTAATACAGATGTTAATGATGGTAGTGTAACAACTCACACTTACGCAACAGCAGGAACTTATACAGTTATAATAGATGGAGATTGCACAGGTTGGTATTTTGGTACTTATGGTGGCTCAACTTATATTACTTCGGTAGTAAATTGGGGACAGCTTCAGTTAGGTCCTGAGGACTCAGGATATAATTTTTATGGTTGCCATAACTTAGATTTATCTTCAGTTTCAGATACTTTAGATTTAACAGGGGTAACTAATTTAGATGGCTTGTTTTATGAATGTTTTGCTTTAACTACAATTAATAATATAAATTCTTGGGACACTTCATCAATTACAACTATGGCTGAGATGTTTGCTAATTGCACTTCGTTTAATCAAGCGTTATCATTTAACACTTCAGCAGTTACGAATATGGGTAGTATGTTTGGTGGTTGCACTGCATTTAATCAGCCGTTATCATTTGACACTTCAGCTGTTGAAGATATGAGTAGAATGTTTAGAGATGCTACAGCATTTAATCAAAATATAAGTTCTTTTAATACAGGAGCGGTTACAAATATGAGTCAAATGTTTAGAGATGCACCTGCATTTAATCAAAACATAGGGACTTGGGATGTAGCAAATGTTCATGACTTTTCATTGTTTATGCAAGGCAAAACACCTGCAACATTCTCTACTACTAATCTTAACGCAATCTATAATGGGTGGAGTACACAAGCAGTACAGCCAAGTTTAAGTATAGATTTTGGCACTGCTAAATATACAGCAGCTGCTACAGCAGGAAGATTAATTTTAAGAGTAACAAAATTATGGAATATAACAGACGGAGGACTATAACATGCCTAGCACTACTACAATCATAGCACAACCTGCTCAGTTAATGCCTGCTTACAATCCTATTAAGTATATCATAGATAACACTAATAAGAATGAGCCTGGCTTTAGATACATCTTCACCATCTATCCTGCTGCAGGATCTCACATCCCTGCCAATGTAGTGGCTCAATATAGAGTACTACCTGTATTCAGTACAGGATATGGTGAGCAGGATATAAGTAGATTGATGCAGTCGTTGGTGACATGGAAGTTTGAATCAGGTCAAGCCAATGAATCATGGTATCAATATGATGTAGACTTAGGCTTTGAGTATATAGATAATGTAGGATATACAGCTGCACTGACAATAGATGGACTAAATACTAACATCACCTCTTCTACAGCTCATGGCTTTATAGTAGGTGATCAGATAGTGATTACTCAGGCAGATGGTGGAGTAGATAATCCTGCACTTGAGGGATTGCACACTGTGATCTCAGTTACTGATGCTAATAACTTTACTGTCAATGTCCTATTTTCTACTATTACTAATATCAATATCAATGGTAATGTAACCTATGCAGATTTAAGAAAGACTCAGGTATTGAATGATGCATTGATAACTAACAAAGAGGTATTCAATGGAGCTTATAGTTCAGGTATCTATGCTCAGGGACAATTTAATGATGGAGGGTTCTTAGGCACACAAGATCCTAGCTTTGCACTGACATCTCTTAACACATATCCTAGTACCTCAGCTACTGCAGCATCTATCACATATAACATATTTTATCTTATGTGTAGGGTATATAATGGTGAAGATTATATACTTACCTATTATGATATGGATGGTAATTCATTAGGAGTAAATAGTGCTGTAAGCCCTACAGATGGCTTATATAATTTCATTATAGAAACAGCTTCCTATTCTATTACTGAGGATTTTTATATAGAGATAGTAGGAGATAATGGATCTTTATTTACTTACTACTTTAGCTATGACAATAGATGTATTATTAATAATGATGTACTATACTACTTAGATAGAATGGGATCATGGCAATCTTTTAATTTTCAATTAAGGACCTATGAGAAAGGGCAGATAACTAGAGAGATGTATAATCAGCATATAGATGGACAGGTAGATAATAGTGAATGGTTCTACGGCACAGCTGCTATGGGTAACAGAACTTATAACACTAATGTATCTTATAGCTTAGACTTGAATACTAATTGGATGGACCAATACAATGCTGATAGATTTCAAGAGCTACTGACATCTCCTCAAGTATTCTACAATAATTATGCCTGTACTATAGAGGCTACATCCTTTGAGAACTTTAGACAGCGAAATAAGAATCTAATTAAGCAATCAGTAACTATTAAGCTAGCTCTTAATACTCCAATCAATGGTTAGGATACAACTTAGCACAGGATACCTAGATGTTAAAGAGGGTACATCATTCCCTCTGAACTTTAGTGTGGGTGATATTAGAGATATATCTAAGAGAACAGGTAACTTTAGTAAGACCATTACACTGATAGGCAATAACAATAACAATACCCTACTGAATCATTACTATGATGTAAACATTCAAGCAGGTACTTTCAATATCAATACTCTCACTAGCTGTGATGTTATTCAGGATGGTATCCCTGTTATGACAAATGCAACTCTTCAGCTCATTAACATTAAGAAGTCACAGCTCACATCAGCCTATGAGCAGATGGTGGAGTATGAGGTATTGATTAAAGAGGATAGAGGTACATTCTTTACTGACATCTCTAATAAGTATTTGAGTGACTTAGATTTCTCAGACTTAGATCACTATGTAGATCCTACTGTAGTGATTGATACTTTTGGTTATACTGTAGCAGATGGGTATAAATATGTGATGCCATTTAACATAGACAATCAATATCAGTTTAATTGGTTTAAGCCTGCTATCTATGCTAAAACTTACTTTGATAGAATCTTTGCTACAGCAGGCTATAGTTATACTTGGGCAGGACTAGAAGCTACGAACTTTGATAAGCTACTGATACCTTACAATGGTGATCAGAATATAGTGGATTGGAATGATGCTAAGGTGGTGGCAGAGAACTCAGGAGTAACTTTGACAGGTACTAGTAGTAATTGGACTCAATCTTTTTTTGCACAAAGTATAACTACAGGATGGACTCAGATATCAGATCCTGCTAATATATTTAATCCTACCAATGGACAATACTCTACTCCTCAATGGGTAGGTGATGGCTCAGGTAATTCTTATGTATTTGAGGCAACTGTATCAGGTACTGTACAGATAGAGAATGTAACAGCTGATAATTTATTTCCTGATTTTGTTTATAATGTTCTTTACATTCCATTTTTATTGGTAAGAGTACAAGGTCAAAATAATACAAAAGTATACAGTTCACAAAGTTTAGATACTAATTACACACAAGCTAGTCCATTTCCTGCTAATAGTTTTAGTAGTAGTTCTAGCTTTACTCAAGTTTTTACTTTCAATGGTACTACTGATGGTACAGGTGGAATAGATGTAGGAGATATACAGATAGTGGCTGCAGGAGTAACACCAGGATATATAGATGCTTCAGGTAATAGAGTAATTTTATCAGAAAATAATTATATTTCATGGGTTGATGTAAATTTTGATCCTGCTAGTAATGCTCCTGACATCATCCTAGACCTAACATCTATAGACCTAACTATCAGACCATCTGATAACATCCCATTGAACAGTGGTATCACTACCATGAATACCTTTATCCCTGATAAGATTAAGCAATCGGATTTCATTAAGAGTGTATTTATGATGTACAATCTTTATGCTACTCCTGATATTGACAATGAGAATAATCTAATACTAATCGCTAGAGATGAGTACTATGATTCAGGTAAGGCAGTAGATTGGACTAACAAGCTGATGAAAGATAAGGAGCAGTCTATTGTCTTTATCCCTGAGCTTAACAATAAGAAACTAAGACTAACATACAAGGCAGATACTGACTCACCTAATACAGTCTATACTGATGTCACTAATGAAACTTATGGACAAGTAGAGGTAACCTTTGAGAATGAGTATGTGAAAGGCATAGATGTCAAAGAGCTTATTTTCTCACCTACTCCTGTACAGCCTACAGTATTCGGTGCATTCCTACCATTACTAAATGGTGCAGCTCCTAAGACTAATATAAGAATCTTATTTGATAATGGACAGGTGACTGCTCAGAATGTAGTGATAAATTCAGGCTATGATACTACAACTGATACAAATGGACTCTATCCCTACCTCTCACACTTTGGAGGAGCTGATCCCTATAATCCTATCTTTGATATTAACTTTGCAGAATGTCAATACTACTATTATCAGGTAGCTCAGAACACTAATAACAATCTATATAATTCATATTGGAGGAGAACAGTAGCTCAGATAAATGGAGGTAAGCTATTGACTGCCTATTTTAATCTTAGAGAGACTGACATCCAATACATGGACCTGAATGATAAGATAAGGATAGACAATTCATGGTGGAGTATTAATAAGATTATAGATTACAATGCTAATGATTGGCAACCTACTAAAGTAGAGCTGATTAGCTTAGAGACTGAGATAGACCTACCTCCATTCTTTAGTGGCACTATCACTCCTGTAGGACCAGGTAATGGTACTCAGATTCAATCTATCATGAATACTTATAGAAGTACTACTAATGTCACTACTAACAACAATGACTCTATTATCTTAGGCTCAGGTAATGTAGTAGGTGATGGACTTAGAGCCTTAGTAGTGGGAGATGGTCTAAGTATAGAGAATGATGGCATAGCTACTACTAATCTTACAGTGACTCAGACTATTAATGGTAGACCTGCGAATGATATGCTACGCAACTATCAGAGATACATAGCTTTGATTAGTCAGACTAGCACCTCAGCACCTACAGTCATAGAGCTAGAGAATACAATAGGTCCAATAATATGGACTAGGAAAGCTACAGGGGAGTATGTAGGTACACTATCAGGTGCATTCACTGCTAATAAGACTTATGCTACAATTAGTAATTCATTAGCTGATGGTATTGTAATGATAACTACAACTGCTAATGATATTACTATTATTACTACCAACCTACACAGCCCTACTGCAGCTAAACATGATTCACATCTTAGTAAAAACACAATAGAAATCAGAGTATATGAATGAAGTAGTAATCCCCCTTAAGATACAAGGCATAGCTCAGATGAAAGCTGAGTTAAGAGAATTAAAAGGATCTATAGCTAATGCTACTGATCCTGCACAGATGACTGCACTTGCACAGAAAGCAGGGGAGCTAACTGATAAGATAAAGGATGCTAATGAGGCAGTCAAAGTCTTTGCTACAGGCTCTAAGTTTGAACAGGTAAGCAATGGACTTGGAGGGATTAAAGACTCATTGATGTCATTGGACTTTGCAGAAGCAGCAGAGAAGTCTAAGACTTTTGCTACAGCATTAGGTGGTATTAATAAAGCTGATATTGCTAAGTCAATGAAAGGCATAGTAGATATGACTAAGACTTTGACAGGTGCATTCTTAAAGTTAGGAATGACCATTTTAATGAATCCTATATTTTTAATAGTAGCTGCAGTAGTAGCCATCATAGCTGTAATAGCTCTAGTACTCAAATCTTTTGGAGTATTAGATGATGTAATGAAAGCAATGATGATGCCTATCAATATGCTGATTGCAGGATTTAAAGAGCTTACAGATTGGTTAGGTCTTACAGCATTTGCTGCTGAAGATAATGCAGCTAAGACTTTAGCAGCTAATGAGAAAGTATCAGAGTCATCTAAGGAACGAACTGCATCATTGACTGCAGATTTGGGTAGAGAGATTGCAGAAGCTAAGGCAGCAGGCAAAGATACTACTAAGCTAGAAGAGGAAAAGAGTAACGTACAGATAAAAGAAGCAGATAAGAGAAGAGGTACAGCTTATAAGGCTTTAGCTGCTCAAAGAAAACTTGGTGAAGATGCTGATAAGGAAACTATCAAAAAATTAAAGAAGCAGATAATTGAAGAGAATGAAATAATAAAGCAAGGATATTCTGATAAGAAAATAGCTAAGATAAATGATATTAAAGCTGATGCTGCTGCTGATGCTACTGCTGCTAAAGAAGCTGCTGCTAGAGCTAAACAATATGCTAGTGATAGACTTAATGCAAGAAGAGAAATCAGAAAGCAAGAGATAGGATTAGCAGGTTCTGATATGGAACAGGAAAGACTTACTATAATAAATGATCATAAAGTAAAACTTGAAGATATTAAGAATAATGCTGCACTTACAAAAGCAGAAAAAATAAGATTACAAGAATTAGAGAATCAATTATTTGAAGAAAAAAAGACAGATTTTACTGCTAAACAAACAGCTATTGATAAAGAAAATAAAGCTAAGAAAAAAGAAGCAGATACTAAAGCCATTACAGATGCTATAGCTGCAGAAGATTTTAGGTATAATGAGATTCAAAGATTAACTACATCTGCTGCAGAGTTTGAGAAGCTACAAGCACAACAGGCATTTGAAACTAAGACTGCAGGATTAAAAGAAAATGATCAGCTTTATCTTTTATATAAAGCAGAGTATCAAAAGAAATTAGATGATATTGATACAGCAGCAGTAGAGAAAGTTAAATCAGATGAAGCTAAAAAACGAGCTGAGCAATTTGCTACTATTCAAAAAGGATTTGAATTTGCTCAAAAAACATTAGGAGCTATAGAGGGTATAACTAGCTTAGCTCAAGCTAATAAATTAAAAGGAATAGAAAAAGGTAGTAAAGAAGAGGAAAAAATACTTAGGCAACAATTTAAAATTAATAAATCAATGCAATTAGCAGGAGCAATTATAGATGCAGGTAAAGCTATTACAGCATCTCTAGCATCCTCACCTATAGCTATAGGTCCTGTACCTAATCCTGCAGGTATAGCATCACTAGCATTTGCTAGTATTACAGCAGCAACTAATATAGCTAAGATAGCATCTACACAATTTACATCTAGTACAACTCCTAGTACTGATACTCCTCCACCATCCACTACAGCAGTAGCACCAGCATCAGGTCCTAGTCTATTTGGTCAAGCTAATACAGGTAGCCAAGTGAATGCAGGAGGTGGCTCAAGTCAAAACATAACAGTAACAGCAGTAGTATCTGAGACTGAGATAACAGCATCACAGAATCATATTAATAACATACAAAATAATTCAGTATTATGATAAGCTATCAATCCATAGTAGATAAGATTACTACATTCTATGACAATCACCTACAAGTTAAAAAGGTAGGCTCAGACTTTAAAGAGCAAATGGTAAACTTTGCTACTAAAGATGAGAAGTATCCACTAGTCTATGTAGTTCCTACAGGAGTTACTCCTTATGAGAATGTTACTATCTTTAATATAGAGCTGTATTGCTTTGATATCATACAGATGGATAGAGCTAACATTACTACTATCTTATCGGATACTCAGCAGATACTCCAGGATCTATATCTAGAGTTTACATTCAGTGATGACTATGACTTTGATATAGATGGACAGCCTACATTCATACCATTGAATAATGATCTACTAGATTATGCTGCAGGGTGGCAGATGAATCTATCAGTAGTGATTAAGTCATGGACCAACTGTCAAATTCCTGAACAAAATAACTAATTAAGATAATATAGTTATGGCATATAAGAATACAGGTGAGTTTAATATATTGTATCCTACTCGTAGGAGAATGGCTGCTCTATTAAAGAGGATTGTAAGGAATGATATTGTACAAAACAATGGTACACTAGTAGAGTCTATAAGAATCAATGCTAAGGTTACAGGATTCGGTAGCTTAGAGATTGAGATAATAGCCATGTATTACTTTATCTTTTTGAATAATGGAGTACCTCAGACTGCTAATGCATACGGTCCTAATGATGGAGCTATAGCTCCTAGAGATTGGGTGAATACTTTTACTAGAGAGTTAGCTAATGCAGGTATCACTAATGAGATATATAGTCAGTATGTAGAATGGATTACTAAGAACTATCCTATCTTAGCAGTAGCTGATTTCTTAGAGAAAGACCAAAGACTTACATATACATTCTATGCACTAGATCCTCCTGCAGGATTTCAGCAAGGATTCCCTTTATACGTCTAAAGTTTTTTTCATTCCTAAGATATTAAAGACTAACACTACAGGCATCTCTAAGATACTATTGAACTTACTTAAGTCATCATTGCATAGAGCCATGATAGTAGATTCCCAAGCAAACTTTTGCTTTTGCTGTTCTCTCTTCTGCTCTTTAATCTCATCAGCATCCTCAAGCACCTCATCATCAGTCACTACATCTACCAATAAATTAGTGTAGGTATTAGTAAAATTCTCTCTATACTTTATATACTCAGGTATCAATCCATAAACATCAGTAATTGGATAATCTAAATACCAATCTAATCTATCTCTAGGACTATACTCATAAGGCTCAATGATATCATCACCATAGATGTTCTTAGATGTTCTCCTGTAGAGTAATGCTAAGATATGGCAGAAGTGGTCTAGGTAGTTATTAGAGAAGTAATGCTCTAGGTCTATAAACTCTCCTAGTGTGAGCTTACTGAATGGCTTGAGTACATAATTATCTAGCTTACTTTTATACCTCCTAGATGGATCAGACTGCACCCATTTAATCTGACTAGTCAATACTGATAACTCATCTATATCTAGCTCCTCAAAGTCAGAGATATTGCTATCAGTTAAAGCAGAAAGTACATCAATCTGATAGTTAAACATTCCATCCTCACTGCTCAGACTCCTGATCTCCAGGAACTGCTCCACTGATATCTGATTCCAATTCTTTGGGAGCTTGAGATTCTGCATGGTTAGTAATTTTATAAGTTACAAAGGTAAGGTAAGGGATAGAGATATCTGCTTTGAGCTTGCTGAATAGTTTAGCTTTGTGTTTCAAGTGTGCAGGATCATAATGCTCAGTATTGGATAGGTCAGTTCGTTTGAACATTAGAGCCATGATGTCTGATATATATTCTTTATTATCTTTCTTCACAATCTTTTCAACAATCCTACTATCTTTCACTGAGAGCTTCATCTCAGCCTTATAAGTATAGCCATCTATCTCTATCTCTTCAACAGGATCTTTCTTATCATAGTTATTGTTATTAAACTCTTTAACATTAGCTAAGAACAGGTCAAAGTCTACATCCATCTCCTCCTCAGTTATACCTAGATACTCAAAGACTTTACAATGTTTCTCAAGAGTATCATACTCTTCATTGTTATGGATAGCAGATATCTTTTGGAACTGCTCCAATGTTAATTCATCCATCTTAGATGGGATTTCTTTGCCGAATAATTTTATCATAATTTCTAATTTTTGAACAAATATAAAAAAAATATAATATAGTTATGACAAAAGATATACCAATCTATAAAATTACTATAGATCCTGAGTATTCAGATGGTGAAGAGTTAGGGATTGAGCAGATAGCTTTCACCTCTACTCCTGCCATTATTACTAAGGGGATGAGTTTTGATGAGCATAAGAAATTGTTTTTTTCAGATGACTTAAAGTATAGAGTAGTAGCTCCTGCTATGATTCCAATGGAAATATACAGGAATGATGAGAATGATGAAGAGTACTATGTACAATTTACAGCTGAGACTATTGAGCAGATTCATTCTAAATTCATGCAAGACCTTACTAATCGTAATGTCTTTAACCTAGAGCATGATACTGATCAGACTGTACCTGCTTATGTACTTGAGGCATGGATAGTAGAAGATCCTAAGAAAGATAAAGCCTACTCAAGCTATGGTATTGAAGTACCTAAAGGCACATTAATGGTAACAGCTCAGGTAACTGATAAAGAGTACTATAATGAGCTAGTAGCAAATGAGCAGATAGGATTTTCAATAGAGGGATTTCTAGGCTTAAAACTAAGTAATCAAATAAATAAATATAATATGAAGTTACCTGATGGAGAGCATCTAATTGAGGGCAAAATCTACATAGTAGTAGATGGAGAAGTTACTGAGATTAAAGATGCACCTGTTGTTGAAGAAGAAGCAATGACAGAAGAGATTGCACTAGAGACAGTAGTAGAAGAAGAAGTAGTTACAGAGACACCTGCCACAGAAGAGATGGCTATTGATCCTGCTGCCGATGCTGAAGCTATACTAGCTATAGTACAACCTGTAATTGATGAGCAAATCAATGCTATTATAGCAATGATAGCTGATTTAAGAAATCACGTTGAAGAAATGATGGCTGAAGATGTTGCTACTGAGGAAGTAGTAGCTACTAAACTTACACAGCATGACAAGTTTAACATGGTAAGTAAATTTTTAAACAATAATAACTAAATAAAAAACAAAAAAAATGAGTAGAAAATTAAGATTCAACTTGGATATTGACAATAGTGCATTATTACAAGCAAACAGTGAGGCTTTTTATAGCCGAGCTTATTTAAACGAGGAAGTAGTAGACAACTACCGTACACTACCAGGAGTAAAGTATAAGACTAAAATTTCAAATGTAGTATTTGGTCAAGTTTTACAAGCTGAGAACTGTGGATTCAATGCATCAACTGATGACCTTGCATCTGTAGAAATTGATGTATGTTCTCTATCTGCAATGGCTCAAATTTGTCAATTTGACCTAGAGCAGTCTTTCGTATCATTACAAATGACTAAAGGATCTAATGGTGATTTCACTGTAGCATCTTTTATGGATTACTATTGGAATGAGATGGCAAAAACTATCGCTGAAAATGTAGAGAAGTTACGATGGTCAGGTGATACTGATTCAGGTACTGCTGCACTAGCTTTATGTGATGGATATAAGAAGTCTTTAGTAGCTGATGCTGCTAATGTAATTGATATTGCATCTCCTGTAGCTATTACACCATCAAATGTACTTGCTAAATTAGCTCTAGTTTATGCTGCAATTCCTGCTGCTGTAATTGCTAATCAAGAGGAGTTAAGATTGTATGTATCTGCACCTGTAGCTACTGCTTATCGTGCTGCTGTTGCTGCATCAAATACTCAAGCTAACTTAACTCAAGCATTAGACTTTACTTACTTAGGTATTAAGATGGTACTTTGTCCTGGAATGCTTAGCAAGTCTACAATCGTAGCTTCACCTCGTTCTAATTTCATTTATGCTTTTGATGCAGAGGGTGATGGTAAAGCATTACGAGCTGTAAATTTAGCTGATACTATTGCTGAGCCTGTAATCAGAACTCGTGCTAATATGAAAGTAGGATTTACTCACGTTAATGGTACTGAGATTGTATTCTACAACTCTGCTACATAATTACTAATTTATAAATCTAAGGGAGTGAAAGCTCCCTTTACTTAAAACATATACAATGAGCTGTGAAGCATTACAATCAATCGCAAAAACCTGTGATAATAATACAGGAGGAATAAAAACAGTATGGATCTGCCAACAAGAGAATGTTACTACTGCTACTCCTGATTGGGAGATAACATCATTAGTTCTTACAGATCCTGCTAATGTCTATGCAATCAATAGAAATACAGGTAACTATACAGAAGAGACTGCAATAGACCTAATCAATGGCTCTAGCTTTGTTACTCAGACTATTACTTTAATGTTTAACCGTAGAGACAAAGAGAAGTCAGAAGCTATCAGTGTACTTGGATCAGGGCAGCAATACTTAGCTGTATTTATTCAGGATGCAAATGACAAGTATTGGTACTTTGAGAATGTACAACTTACTGCAACAGGTGAGGGATCAGGTACAGCTCGTGCTGATGGATCTAAATATTCCATCACACTATTAGCTGAGTCTGACCATTTAGCTTATGAAATACTTAGTACTGAGATTACAAATAATGCAGGAGATTTCCCATTACCTACTCAAGCATAATTACAACACCCTAATAATTAAAGCTCTGCATATTGTAGAGCTTTTTTTTTAAACATTTTTTGACCTTAGTATAATATAGTTATATGATATACATTAAAAAAGATGAGGTCAATCAGATTATCCTTACTCTCACTGAGGTAAGTACACTGCCTACTCCTTATTATTTATTTGTTTTTCAGAATGAAATGGACAAGCTGTCAGCACCTATTACATTCTACACTGCTGATCTATCAGCTTATCCTGAAAGATTCAATCAGTTTGAGCTAGATGAGCCTGTAGATTTGGAACTAATCAAAGGACAGTATACATATAGTATCTATGAGTCAAGTACCACACCTCCAACTATTGCTAACTCTACAGGGTTTGTGATTGAAGAGGGCAGGATGGTAGTATCAGGACCAATAGTATCATCAATTTATGAGTAATTATGGCATTAAAAGATTTTTTTAAAACAGTAAAACACGAAATAGTAGAGGGATATCAGTCATTCTCTACTCCATTCCTAAAAGTAGGAGGTGCTAATCTAACTCTACCTTATGTTAATGGTAGGAATCAGACTAATGGATATATCCCATTTGGGCAGGATAACCTATTCCCTGAGCTACTCAATCAGATATTCTATAGCAGTCCATTACATGGCTCTATTGTAGGGTATAAAGTGAATGCAGCTGTAGGTGGTGGATTTAATATTGTAGCAGATAGGCTTACTCCACAGGATAAGCTAGAGCTATATACATTAGAGAGAAAATTAAACATAAAAAAGGTAGTACCTGCAGTAACTCAGCAACTAATACTGCATAATAGAATATATTTTAAGCTATGCTTTGATGATAAGATGAAACTCACAAAAATTGTCAATCTATCCCCTGAGAAACTTAGAATAAACTTAGATAGAAAGAGATACTATATCTGTGATGATTGGGCTAGTAGGATTGGAGTACAGGAGATAAGGAGATACACTCCTACCTCTAGAGATTATGAGCAGTTATTTGTATATGAGGTTGAGAGTATTGGTCAGGATTATTATCCACTACCTACCTACACCTCAGCTCTAAACTTTGCATTTCTATCCGGTGAACTTAGCTATTTTGCTAAAAGTAATATCCAAAATTCAGTATTTCCTAGCTTTGCTATGATGTTTCCTAAAAGACCTCAGTCTGAGGAGGAGAAGAACATGATAAGAAATACCATTGATAGATTGAAAGGTGCTGCTAATGCAGGTAAAGCTGTGGCATTCTTTGCTAATTCACAGGACCAACTGCCTAAGATAGAGTCACTACCTACCAATGGTAATGATAGTCTATTTCAAGAGGCATCACAGCTGAACACTGAGCAGATTTGTTTCTCTCACACCATTGATCCTATACTTATGGGAATCCGTACTACAGGCTCACTAGGTAATGGCTCAGATATTAAGCAGGCTTACATCATATTTGAGAAAAATGTAGTAATGCCATTGAGAGATATGGTATCTGATATCTTTAATGAGTTACTATTCATAGCTAAGATAGATGCAGATTTCACTATCAATAACTATCAGATAATTAACGAGGCAATAGTAGAACTTGAGGGAGATACCTCTAAGACTAATGATGCACTTAATAGTCTATCACCTTTGGTAGCTACTAAAGTACTTGAGACTATGACTGAGAATGAGATTAGAGCCTTAGCATCTTTACCTCCTGTAGCAGGTGGAGATAAAAGCAAATCACAAATTGCACAAACACCTATACTATAATGCTATACTTTATAACAGAAACTTACTTAAAGAATAACACACCCATCACAGCTAATGTAGATGTAAACAATGTTACTCCTTACTTAGCTACTCAAGCTCAGCTAAGAATCATGCCTATCTTAGGTACTACATTCTACAATGACTTGCTAACTAAGTACAATGATCAGACTTTAGATCCTGATGAAGAGGTATTAGTTACATTCATTCAGCCTATTATAGCATGGAGAGCAGCTGAAGATGCTGTATTTGGTCTTAGTCTACAGCTAAAGAATAAAGGTCTACAAACTCAATTCGGAGATAACAGCTCATCAGTAGATAGAGGTACTATAGCATTCAGTATGGAACACTATGCACAAAAGGCTGCATTCTTTGAGCAGAGATTGATTAGATACTTACTTAAGAATAGAGCTTTGTATCCAATATTCACAGGTACAACTAACCGAGATACTGACCTTAGACCTATGATAGATGGTTGTAACTGTCTATCTAATGGCTTACTAGAGTGCAATGGTCTATGTGGAGGAGCAGGGAACAATGGCTATAACAATTCAATCTTAATAATATGAAGCACTCAGGAGTCTTATCAATTATAGTATTCAGTACAGGATACTTAACAGGCATATCATTAGTATGTGAGCCTGCTATATATCTTAAGTTAGCAGGAGCTAGTATAATAGGCTACCTTAGTTTTATTCTAGCATTACAATGGGAGGGAGAGGAATGAAAGCACAATTATCACTACTACTAATATCAATACAATCCAAACTTTTGACACTTATATCTATTTGCTTTGCATTCTTTTTACCAATAAGTGGCATCCTGATAATGATAGGAGTATTAATATGCATTGATACTATCACAGGCATTTGGAAAGCTAAGAAGTTAGGGGATAAAATAACTAGCAGAAAGCTCTCATCTATTATAAGCAAGTTAGCACTCTATGAAGTTACTGTGATTATGTTCTTTTTAATAGACCAATTCATACTAAATGATATCATACTCACTTTTTTTAGTGTACCATTTATGCTCACCAAAATTGTAGCTCTAGTATTATCTAGTATAGAGGTAATGTCAATCAATGAGAATTATAAAGTAATTTCTACTAGAAACTTAGACCTTTGGCAAAGTGCTAAGGCATTATTTGCTAGAGCTAAGGAAATTAAAGAGGACCTAAACAAATTGAAATGACTAGATGGGAACTTACATCTAAATACGGTACTGCTAATGTAACAGGAGCAGGTTACTTGGTAAAGATTAAGCTACCTTATCCAATGAGAATAGCTTGGGACTTAGACAGCACTGTCAATTCTATGATGTGCCATAAGTTAGTAGCTGATAATTTTACAGCTGTATTCAATGAGCTTCTAGCTACCTATGGCTATGATAAGATTAAGGAGTTAGGGATAGATTTATTCGGTGGATGCTTTAACTATAGAAAGATGAGGGGAGGTACAGCATTATCCATGCACTCATGGGGTATTGCAATAGACTTAGATCCTGCTAGAAATCTACTCAAAGAATCAGCGAAAACTGCAAGATTTGCAAGAGCTGAGTATAAGGCAATGATAGATATTTTCTATAAGCATGGGTTTATATCTTTGGGTAGAGAAAAAAATTATGATTGGATGCACTTTGAAATAAAAGAATGATGAGATACTTAGCTATAATCTTACTACTCAGCAGCTGCTCTGCACAATACCACCTAAACAAAGCTATTAAGAAAGGATATACCTGTGAGCAAACAGGAGATACTATAAGAATCACAACTTTAGATTCCATCCCTGTTATAATTCATGATAGCATAGTATGGGAAAAATTCATCACTACTAAAGATACTATCATCAAATATAATACAGTCTATGTGCCTAAGACTAGACTAGATAAAAAAATAGAATATAGACTTAAGGTAAAAACTATCTACAAAGATAGGATAGTAGAGAAAGCACAGGCTAAAGCTACAAGACCTAAGACTAGAGGAAATCTTAGTCTATTATTTGTGGGAGTAGGCATAGGCTTACTGCTATCATATCTCTTTAAATTTGCAAGAGAGAAATATTTGTTCTAAGTTTACACCACTATGGTAAGAAAAAGACTGTTTTTTGACATTGAGACATCATTCAATGTTGGTATATTTTGGAGATCAGGATATAACCTAACTATTAATCCAGGTGACATCATTCATGAGAGAGCTATTATCTGCATCTGCTACAAATGGGAGCATGAGCAGGATGTACAGTTCCTAACTTGGGATAAAAAGCAGTCAGATAAGGCAATGATAAAAGCATTCCTTAAAGTTATGGCTCAAGCAGATGAAATTGTGGCTCATAATGGGGATAGATTTGACATCAAATGGTTGCGTACAAGAGCCATAATACATGGACTTGATGTTATGCCCTCACCTAAGACTATAGATACTCTTAAATGGGCTAGAAAGTACTTTAATTTTAACTCAAATAAACTAGATTACATAGCTAAGTATTTAGGAGTAGGTCAAAAGATGGATACAGGAGGACTTGACCTGTGGAAAGATATTGTATTTAAGAAAGATCAGAAAGCTATGGATAAGATGGTAGAGTATTGTAAGATGGATGTCACTGTACTTGAAGCTGTATTCAATAAGCTAAATTCTTATGCAGCTCCATCTACTCATTATGCTGTAATGGAGGGAGATGAGAAGTTCTGCTGTCCTGAATGTACTAACTATAATGTAAGGTATAATAAACAGGTAGTAACTGCAGGAGGTACTATCCATCATTGGATGCTGTGTAATGATTGTAGAAAACACTTTAAAATAAATAATAAAACTTACACAGAGTATTTAAAATTCAAATATAAACACTAACTTTGCATAGTTCCATAGTGTAGAAAGCAGTTGTAAGCTCCCCAGCACGCAGCTGCTTTTTTTTGTGTAAGATATGCTTTACATAATAGGCATAATTCCGATTATCATGTAATTCCAAAGTAATACTTTAGATTTGTCCTCGCAAATTGCGACCTTAGTTATATGTTTTACCTTTACTCTACTACATTATTAGGTAAAAATTACCCTTATTATATGGTTTACCTTATTTAGAATGAATATAAATTACACTTTTTTATTGCAGTTATAAAACTTTATACTATCTTTGGCGTATAGTTATCAACAATTAAAACTTTTACACATGAAAACATTTAATCAAGTCTTAGATTTTTTAGAAGTACAACAGCAGGAGGACAAACTAAACACAAACCAACTGCATTTAATTATTCAGACCTTAACTACTTTTTTGAACAAAGAGCAGTTAGAGGAAATTGAGAATTTATTTAACCAATTTAAAAAATAATACAATGAAAAAACTAATTAATTATTTTACTCCTGTAGGAGCTGAAGAGAAAGCATTTGCTATAGCTATGCTTATTGTTACATCTGTAACATTATCAATCTTATTTTTATTCACTTTTTTAGAACTTATATTATGAACTTTATAGACTTATACAAAAATGGAAATAATTACATCTCTAATTGGACCACTGACTATGATAGTGATGTATACATAGCAGGCACTATTGAGCCATTTACCTACAATGCATCAGAGACTGATGACGAATATATGTCTATGTATGTTCTAGATGAGGTAGAACTTAACCTACTTAAATCTAAGCTATGACAATCAACGCAATTATAAAATTTTGGACTAGCAGGAGAACAGCAGAAGAGATAAGGGGTGGATTTAATCTGCCTCTTTACCTCAGGTATTTACAAGTCATAAATAATAAATCCAATGACTGAGTTTACACAGCTAGCTAGAGAGGTACAGGATGCTATAGCTAATGGTGATTATACTCACCAAAAATACCTGAGATTCAGAGAGTGGTACTTTCAAAATTATGAGGGTAGTAAAAGGAATGCTAACAGAGATTTTGCAATGTTTGACTTAATGTATGGCTTAGATGTGCCAATTCAAAATAATGACAATGAAGATATATAAAGTAATATTCAAGACCTTTGACTATTGGAATGGTCCTGTAAAGTTAGTGACTAGGATAGTAGAGGCTTATGATGCTGATCATGTTAAGCAGCTCATACAGAAAAATGATGATCTAATTTTGCTAATTGAAGAGGTATGAATGATATCATAAGAGAAAGGTATCCATTTGAGCCTACTAAGAAGATAGCAGATGACTTAGGATTATCAGAGTCATCAGTATATAATAGAGCATTTGCTATGGGTATTAAGAAAGATCCTGTATACTTAAGGTCTACTCAATTCCCTCCAGGTTATCTAGGTGGTAAAGCTACTCAATTTCAGAAAGGCACTGTACCTCCTAACAAAGGACAAAAAATGTCCACAGAAGTATATCAGAAAGTGGCTCATACTATGTTTAAAAAAGGCTCTAAGCCTACCAACACTCAGCCTATAGGTACTATCCATCAAAGAAAGGATACAGGAGGAAAGATGTACCTGTATATTAAGATAGCAGATTCACATTGGGAACAGCTGAACAGATATACTTGGGAACAGCACAATGGACCAATTCCTAAGGGGATGGTAGTAGTGTATAAGGATGGTAATTATCTAAATAATGATATTAACAATCTGCTAATGATAACTAAAAAGGAGAATATGGCTAGAAATACCATACAGAGATTGCCTAAAGAATTACAACAGGTAATGAGATTAAAATGTAAACTAATAAAAAAAATAAATAAAAATGGCACACAACAAACTAAGTGATCTAAGAGATCATCTATTCATGGCTCTCGAGAGATTGAGTGATGAGACATTAACAACAGACCAGGTGAATGTGGAGGTGGATAAAGCTAAGGCAATATCTCAGCTTGCAGGAACTCTAATCCAATCTGCAAAAGTAGAGATTGATTTCATTAATGCTACCGGTGTAATGGAGTCTCAATCAGATCTATTTAAGTCAGTAACACAAACTAAATTATTATGACAGCAGTACAGCAAGTGTTTAGTGACTTAGAGAAGTTACAGCCTCATCTATTCAATATGCACTCAGTAGAGGGTAGAGAGTTTGTCAATCACTTTCATAAGTATTTAGATGTGGAAAAGCAACAAATGAAAGATGCAAGTTGCCCATACATTGGTGGTTGGGAAGATGATGACTTTGAATATTGGTATAATCAAACATATAAATCAGAACAATGAAACAAACAGCAGTAGAATGATTAGAAGAAAAAGTATAACTTAAAAACAAATAAAAATGGAACAATTAAATTTAAAATTACCAATTAAAATTACACCAACAGATAATAATGGCTATGTAA